TTTTTGGACTGAATTGAACGTAAATACGTGAAATGCGGCATCTACAGATTGGATAAAATGTAGACAAAATCAGGTCACTCCTACACATTCCCTGTATTCAAATGCAAAAGTGGTATAAGGAATTATGGGATCTTTTCAATCTCATTTTTAAGCCAGTCGATGCTTCTTTGGGTATAAACACGTTCAGTAAGGTCTTTAATATGGTGTCCAACAAGTCGTTTGATGGCATATTCGTCCATGTTATACTTTTTGGCCATTGTAACAAAAGTAATACGTCCATCATGGCCTTTATGCTCAGAGTTCAGTGACAGCAGAGGAACGACTTCGTTGACAAGCTGCACGGAAAAAGAGGCATAGCGCATTTGCGTGACTTCGCCTTTTACGGTGTTCTGATGATGGAAACCACGCTGGCGGATCGTGAAAAATAAATAAGGCGAACCTGCTTCGAGCGCTTTTTCGTAGCGGGCTTTTACCAGATTGTAAATTCGGGGATGAATCGGCACTGTTCGGTTTATCCCCGCTTTTGTTTTTAAGCCGCCTGTAAATGTGCCCACATCCATATCAACATCCTTCATTTTCAGGTCGCATAGTTCTCCGGGACGCCAGCCAGAGTAGCACTGAATTAGAATCATGTCAATGATAGGATGCTTGTCTATATTTGCCCATAGAAGATCGAGTTCTGCTTCGGTATAGGGAATATGACTATTCGGTTTGCGGACATACCCCGAATCGATCGTGAACATACGAGCATAATTTTTATCGACGAGTTCGCGGGAGACTGCATAATCAAAGAGCAGATTATAAAGATTTTTCATTGAGTCTTTATTATTGTTTTGTGCATGGCGAGTTTCTCCGGCGTAAACGATGGTTCCGTTTTCAATACAATTCTGCAGGTGCGAGATATGAACGTCGCGGACAAGCATGTTATGAATCGAGGAGGAGTAGGCCCATGCTCTTTTATAACGGGAAATCGTAGAAGAATCCACTTTTTTCTCTTTCGTGGTCAGCCACATATCAAAAAGGTCCTGCATAGTTGTTTTATTGCTAAGGTCAAATGGATGCGCGTTGTATTTCATAAGTGCTTCATATGCTTCATTATATGTTTCAAAATAAGCGACCGGACGGAGCGGGCATACGATCGGTTTGCCTTCATCAGTTCTTCCGGCTGTGACCATTGCCCGAAAGGGCTTGCGAAGATTACGCCCTCGGACTTCGGAAATCTGGCCGAATCCATTGGGAAGACGCATATGTTTTTTCTTTTTTGGTGGCAGCGATGACTTGGATTTGAGCGGGTAACCGCAATGAGGACAAGCTGCTGCCTTATCGCTCACTTGTAGACAACACTCTGGACAGAGTTTTAACATAGAAACCTCCTTCAATCATTGTATAAATTTGCCATTTTCACTCAAAAGCTCGGTCAAACCGGGCTTTTTCTGTTTGAAAAAGCTATTCTAGGTTAAACGATAGATTTTTGCTTGTCAATCCTTCAGGGCGAAAAAGATAAAAAACAGCACGCGGGGGACCATTTTTGCAAGTATCATCCTTTTTGAGCCTGGGAACGTATTTAGACGCTCCTAGAGTAACACAAAAGGAGTACGATAGAATGGATAAAGCTAGATTAAAAATGGGTTCGGTTCCTGTACGGATCGCAGCACGAGTATACGGCCGGGACCCGGCGTGGGTGCGTGCGGGTATCATTGCGGGGTGGCTTCCGATTGGCGAGGCAACGAGAAACGGAAAGCGCGTTACGGATATTCAGCAGATGAACTCAAAGCTGGGCAGAATCAGCTATTACATCTCTCCCAAGCTCCTCTATGAGCAGACCGGTTATGAATGGAGGGGCAAAAAATGAGCAGAGAACGTGCGGAGCTGTCAAAAAAGAACCCATACCACATTCCGAGATACCGGTACTACGAACTGAAGTATTTTTGCAGGCAGTACGATGACTGGAAGAAAGCCCTGACTCTGATCGATGGGTGGCAGACACCGCCAAATGATATTTCCGGCATCATCAAGGGGTGCCCACCCGAAAGCCCGACCGAGAGGATCGCACTGTCCAGAGTGTTCTACTCCAACTGCATCGACATGATAGACAAGTGCATTGCGGAACTTGATACGGCATTGGCACCGTACATTAAAAAGGGCGTGACAGAGGGAGACGGCTACAACAAGCTTCAAGCAAATGGCTGTCCCTGCTGCCGCGAGACCTACTACGAGCATTACCGGTACTTCTTCTGGCTCCTGAGCAAGGAACGGCAGTGACGCGAAAAATTCAGCTTCTATTATGGAAGAAGATGGATATATGCTGGTAGATACCAGTGGTAAGACACGAAGGCGAATGGACGATTCCATTCCTGCCAAGGATCGGTTTTAGATGGGCCGACCTTTGATGACATCTTCTTTTATTTTTTTGTCCGTGAAAAATTCGTCCGCTATTATGGAGAAATCCAATTACTGAAACTATAAAGGAGAGATATTTTATGGCAAAGGTTTATACGATGGGCGAACTGGAACGAGCAAGAAAAAAGGCTCAGATTCGGGAGTGGGTTCAGGACAAGAAAGATAAGGCTACGAACTGGTGCTATGCGCACAAGAACGAGATTCTTACTTATGGTCCTGTGGTCGTAAGCGGAATTGCAGCAGGAGCAAAAATGCTGTCGAAGCATACGGCACAGGCCAAAGAGCAGGATCTGAAGGACTTGTATGTGTATAGTCACAGGACGGGGCACTATATCAAATTGCGTCGAAAACTCAAAACATCCGAGTGGGCAGAATTTGATCGTAGAAAGCGTGCCGGAGAGAACGAATATGATATTCTCGCTGACATGAAGGTATTGGGTTAAAGGTACAGAGCCGTGGAGAAATCTGCGGCTCTTACTTTTTTGACGCGAAAAAATCAGCCGCCTTTATGAGAAAGGTGGTATGGACAATGTTTAGTCTGATCGTTGCAATTTTAATCGTTGTACTGCTGGTCAAATGTATTGGCCTGGTAGGGGCAAAGACGGAAGAGGTGAAACAGAGAACAAAGAAGAAACACTGAAAATCAAAATGGAGCCTATGGGAAACCGTAGGCTCTTAATTTTTACGCAGACGAGAAAAATGCATGGTGCTTTATGGAAGGAAAATAAATGGGAAGCCTACGGGTGGATGCGGAAGTTTAGAAATTCCCGCCGTTAATGCTGACGGAGGATGTAACCAGCATGAAGCTATGAGAAATCATGGCGTTTCCTTTTTCTGACGCGAAAAATACAGCCTCCTTTATGGAAAGAAATGAACAAATTTAGGAGGTATTTTACTATGCTGAAGAATGTTATTAAAGGTTTTGAGGAAATGATGAACTGTGTTCTGACCGCTATGAACGAGTCGCTGAGCGATCCGTATGCGGGCTGGAACGAAGGGGAAGAACTCCTCATGCTGAACGAGGTTCGGTGTGGTATCCGCTAATGGATATTCTGACCGGAAAACGGGCGTATGGAAACATGCGCTCTTTTCTTTGACATTTCGGTGCAGGCGCGAAAAATGCAGCCTCCTTTATGGAAGGAGATAGCTCAGTTGGAAGAGCGCTGCTTGATTGCAGAGGTCGTGGGTCCGAATCCCATTCTCTTTCTTTTTTCTATTCTAGAATAGAATGTTGGCGCGAAAAACGCATTGTCCTTTATGGAAGGATGTCTTCCGAAGAACGAAAGGAGAAATGCTATTATGGCAAAACGAGTAAAGACGAATTATGACCGCGGGTACGTGAACGCTATAGATAAGATCCGCGTGTTCATCGAAAGCAGCTCGAAAGTGATGTATGTCGATACACGCGAGTATAAGAATGCTGAGACGGCACGCTGTGCTTACCGGAACGCGATCGCACTGGTGCGGGCAGGAGGAATCGTGCGTGTTACTTGCAACCGCAATGAGCTTTTCCTGATTCGCAATGACATCTGAGGCGAAATGGAGCTTACAAGAAATCGTAGGCTCTTTTTCTTTTTTTCCGCACGCAGGGGACAGGTTCCTCTACTATATTATTAAAAAGGAGAATTTCAAAATGGACGCAAGACTGTTTCTGATCGTTTTCATCTGCATTGCTGCACTGGGGCTGGTGCTGGGTATCGCCATCGGTTTCAACCTGAGCGAAGGCCAGAGGTGTGTCGGCGACCTTGTGATCGCACCCGGTGACGAGGATGCAGACCATTACATGTTCCTGGACCTTGCGAAAAGTCCGGAAACTCTGGCAGGGAAAGAGCGGGTGATGCTGAACATCAAAATGATCCGGACGCGAAAATAACGTGGTGTTCTATGGAGGAAACTCCAGAATGATATTTTGTAAAGGAGATTTTTCAAAATGGAAAACTACGAAAACAAAGAATTGCTGAAAGACGCGGCGAAGAAATCGCTGGAAAGTCTTAAGGATCTGAAGCCGGGTACGGAAGAGTACAATACGGCTGCAAACATGGCATTGAAGCTGTACGATATGCAGCTCAAGGATGAAGCGCAGGAAAACGAAAAACAGCTGAAAGAGGACGAGGCCGTGCGGAAAGTGCACGAACTGGAACTCGATCAGGAGAAAGCGGAGAAGGCGCGCAAACTTGACTGGGCAAAAATCGGCATGAAGGCGCTGACGTTTGCAGGCACGATTGGCATGACTGTGTACTGGTCGATCTGCGAGGCAGGCGGTGTAACCCAGCTGTCGAGAGCAATCGGCGAGGGAGTACATGAGCTGAAGAGAGGCTTTACGGAAAAAGATTAAAAAGGAGGAACCGAGGAGGGTTCGTGGCGAAAGCTGCGGACTCTCTTTATTTTTTATGCGATACCACGATAACGCCCAGCCGCAGGAGTGGACGAACTACTACGGAAGCGTCTACCGCTGCAACCATCCTGTATACCGGGTATGTACATTGTATAAAGAGCGCAGCAAGGGCCTGTGCGTGATCCAGCAGCGCTACAACAAGGAAAGCAAAGCGACCTACTGGAGCGCCATAGACCCATGGCTGACCGATAAAATTTACCTGCATGACGGGTTCAAGGAATATTTTGACAGCCATGCCAAACAAAAAAATCAAAACGGAGAATATCCTACCGTGACCGTGCGACAGATCATGTGGGCGCTGCGGATGAAGCCATTGAAAAAGGAACGCTGGGAGACTGTGTTTGACAGAAGCACGATTTAGGACGCGGATTTTACAGAGTGCTTTATGAGACGAGTTACGTCTTAACATTTATATTTTGGAGGTATGAAAGATGAAAATTGACGCAAGATTAGTTAAGCAGAGCGTAGGCATGATCGTTGGTGGTGTCATTTTTGCATGGAGTGCGATGGACAAGGGCCGGATTGACGGCATTAAGGAAGGAAAGAGGCTTCAGGCAGGATGGACAGTACGAGCAATCGAAGACGCGTATGAAAAGGAAAAGGCGGATGATATTATCAATCGAGTCAATGCCAAATTCAATGAATATGTAAACGAAAAGTAACTCAAAGGCAGGAGCTGTGGAGAAATCTGCGGCTCCTGTTTTTCGCCTTAACGCGAAAAAATCTCCTTGCTTTATGGAGCAAAGACCATGAACAAAGGAGAATACTATGCAAGAAAACAAATTTTGGAACTATTCGATTACGATTGGCAACATGATTGTGACATTGGCATTCGGACTTGGAGTGGGTCTGGTAGTGCTGTTGTTTACATTGATTGTGCGATCGATTCTTAGCAAGAAATGACAAAACAAGGTACGAACTGAACTTGTCTTTGTTCCGGAATTGAGCCATGGAGAAATCTGCGGCTCTTTCTTTTTTGCGATGACGCGAAAAAATCAGCTTGCTTTATGGAGGTAAGAGGGCTTTATCGAAAGGAGAAATTACTATGATGAAAGCTATCAAAAACTTTATGAAGAAACCTATTACTTGGGGCGACAGCTTTAAGTGGAGCGCTTATAAGGACAAGGCAGAGAGGCTTGATAAATACAATTCATTCAGAGATATGAATAATCAAATCTGAAAGATCACGCCCTCTTATCTTTTTGAAAATGATATTTTGGAGGTCGAACGCTATGGAGGACATTATGCTGATCCGGTCAAGTTTTATGCGCCGTATCATTTCACAGATCATCAACAAGGCTTTGAAGAAGCAGGCACCCGGTGTAGAAGTGGAGCTGAAAGAAGCTCAGGTGAACTGGGTGGACAAGGAGCAGAAGCTGCGGATACATCTGGAGCTGGATGCGGAGGTAACGAAGGCTCAGCTGAATGATATTCTGAAAAAAGCTGGAGTGCTGTGATGCGAAATTTTCAGTGTGCTTTATGAGATGATTAGTCTCAGATTTATATTTTGGAGGTATGAATTATGAAGAAAGCAATTAAAACTGTATGTGTGGCTGGTGGTGCGTTGTTTGGTTTATACACAATTTTTTATGCCGGTATGGCCGTGGGAATTGGCTATGGCTTGACATCTGATAAAGATGGATGGTCAATGGTCACAACGAATGCCGAGGCGGCAAAAGATTTTGTTGAGACACATAACGTCACACGCTGGTTGGTGCATGTTGGAGAACTCGCTGGCGTTAAAAATGCCGAAGAATATCTGAAGCGCTAATCGAAAGCGGAGCTTACGAGAAATCGTGGGCTCTTTTATTTTTCAAAATGGAGATTGAAAGATGAAACTTACGAAAACATGTACTAGATTCCTACGCAAGCACGGCGGAACCATTCTGGCTGTGGCGGCATCTGTAGGTGTGGTAGCAACGGCCATCGAGACCGGGCGGGCAACGACGAAGGCAAAGCATCTGCTCGCAGTGGATGAAGCTCTGCGAACGTACAACGAAGATGAGCATGGTATTGTGGAAGAGCCTCCAACAAAGAAGGAAATCGTCCAGACCTGCTGGAAAGCTTACGTTCCTGCAATGATTCTGGGCGGCGGCACCATCGCGTGCATCCTCGGCTCCAATGCACTGAACAAGAAGCAGATTGCGAGCCTGACTGCTGGCTACATGGCACTTGGAAAGGCCTATCAGGAGTACCGCAGTGAGGTGGCGGAGCGCATCGGTGCTGAAGAGGAAAAAAAGCTTCGCATGGAAGTTGCTGAAAAGACAAAAGGTGCGGATGTTCAGCGGGATAAAGATGGTGATGTCATCCGGCTGTTCTACGAGCCTGCGTCGAAAAGATATTTTCATGCTACCATGTCCCGTGTCATTGAGGCATCGTACTATTTCAACCGGGAACTGGCCACGAACGGTTGCATTTCTGTGAACGAATGGTGCAACTATCTCTGCGCTGATGAACTTACTGTTACACCAGAAGGCGACGAAATGGGATGGTGTCTGGACCAACTCATATATGACTGGGATGCCTACTGGATGGACTTTGAATATGATAAACAAATCACGGATGATGGACTGGAGTGCTATTACCTGGCGCCTGCACTTGATCCGGTTAAAAATTACCTGAATTATGAGGAGGACACTTATCATGCATAAGATCGACTGGTGGAAAGTTGCATCTGTGGCACTGATGGCTGCAAGCGCAGTGCTGAGCTTTGGTCATGACCTGATCGAGGATAAAAAGACCGAGGAAGACCTGCAGGACATGGTACAGGAAGAAGTACGGCGGCAGCTGGCGGAAAAGAACCAGTAAACGCGAAAAATACAGGCTCCTTTATGGAAGAGAAATCCAATTTGAACAAAGTAAAGGAGAATGATATTTATGTACGATTACAATTTTTACGAACAAATGGACAGCCTGATGGTAAATCTGCTGGTAGATCTGGCCATCAACATGGTACGTGTGCTGTATGCTACAGTACGATACGTGTTGATGCAGCCGATCAGACTGGTGGAATACATCTGGTACTGTATCCAGATCGAGCGTGAATGTGACCGTGAGGAAACGATTCGCTTCGAGAATTTGAAACGAACTGGACACATCTGACGAAAGCGAGGGCTTACGAGAAATCGTAGGCTCTTTCTTTTTTATATTTTACGGAGGTATGAAAAATGAACCTGAAATCATTTGCAAAGGCGAGCAGGCAGATGCTGAACCGCAATGCATCCAAGATCCTGGCCGGTTTTGCTATCGGCGCAGGCGTCATGGCTGTAGGTTTCGCCGTCGAGGCAACTCCGAAGGCGATGATCCTGCTGGAGGAAAAGAAGGCAGAACTCGGTGTCGAAAAGCTGGACGCGAAGACCATTGTCAAAACGGCTGGCCCGGTATACATTCCGACGGTCGTGAGCATGGGCCTTTCGACCGCATGCACGATCGGTGCGCTGAAGGTGAAGAGCCAGCAGAACGCCGCGCTGGCTGCAGCGTGCACGCTCTCGGAAACGGCTCTGCGCACATACCAGAATAAAGTTGTTGAGACCATTGGCGCAGAGAAGGAACAGGAGATCCGTGAGGCTGTTGCTCTGGATAAGATGGCAAAGAGTCCGGAGCCGGCAGTGATCCCGAACGCAAAAGGCGTCAAAACGGATGATATTTCCTATGACCAGCGGGTAAAATGCTGGGAAAGCCTGAGCGGGAACTACTTTTGGACCACACGGAATGCCATTGAACGGGCTATCAACGGGGTCAACAAGCAACTGCTCAGCGATTTCCGTGTGACCGAAAACGACCTGTTTGATTATCTGGGCATGGAACATAACCGAAACGGCGATCTGCTTGGGTGGGATACCGACACGACCATGGAAGTGGAAACGTTCTATGCTTCCAAACTTGATGAAGACGGAATGCCGTGTCTTGTACTGGATTACCGTACACCGCCCAAGTGGCTGGGCTATTGATTTTTTCAATGCCCGGAACAGACGCGAAAAATTCACCTTGCTTTATGGAGGTAAAACTCCAACATTACAAAACTTTATATTAAAGAAAGAGGTAACAAAAATGGACGAAATGAATAACATGAACGAGACTACTGTCATGGAGAATGAGAACTCTGTGGAGGTTGTTCCGGAGGAGAACGTTCAGATGATCGAAAACGAGGAGACTTCGGGCATCGATCCGAAGCTTGTGCTTGGTGCGGCTGTGATTGCTGGTGCTGCCATTGTGGGCGGTATCAAGCATCTGAAGAGCAAAAAGAACAAGCCGGCGGATGATAAGCCGAAGACCAAGAAGAAGATCCATCTGCGTGCACCTTGGACGATCACCGAGGAGGCCGTTCCCGAAAAGACGGAGGACGCTGATAAGGAAGTTGTTGAGGAACCTTCTGATGAGGAAGAGTAATGTTTGGTAAGGCGAGAGCTGTGGAGAAATCTGCAGCTCTTACTTTTTTGTTTTTTTGAAAGGGGAAAGACATGGCACAAGTAGACATGCCGAAGTCCAGCATTGGCCAGACGCCGACTGAGCCGAAAAAGAAACTTGAGAAGGTCGTCAAGGGTAAGGTGGCGGTGAAAGAGCAGAGCGATATGCAGAAGATCGCATCACAGTTTCTGGCCGAAGACCTGAAAACGGTGAAAGATCGTATCCTGACCGATTACCTGCTGCCGATGCTCAAGAACGGTGCATGGAGCATTCTGAACTCTGCGTTCAGCATTGCACTCTGGGGTGAAGACCGTAGCCGCGGCGGCTCGAACAATTATTACGGAAATAACCGTGGCCAGCGCAACAGCTATGATGGCTATTATCAGGGCAGCCAGAACAATCGCCCGAACCCGCCGCCTGTACGCAGAAGTCTGCAAAATCTGGATTTCGAGAGTCGTGGTGATGCTGAGGACACTCTGGCGGGTCTCAGGGACGCGCTGTACCGCTACCGGCAGGTTTCGGTGGGCGATCTGTGGGATCTGATGGGCGTGACAAACGATTCGACCGACTACAATTATGGCTGGTACAACCTCGATGATGCATTTATCAAGGGCATCCCCGGCGGATTCCGACTGATTCTGCCGCACACTGTACCGCTGCGCTGATAGAAAGGACTGATATTTTATGAAGTTCGAGCGAAATGTCGAAAGCATTGCTTTTGCATATGAAACGGATGCAATCGATACACTGGTTCATCTCAAAGATATTATCAAGGCCTATGGCCGTGTGACTGTCAAGGACTTGATGGACCTGGTAGGCGTAGCACCGAATCCCGATGACGATAGATTGGGCTGGCTAAATGTCGATGACACAACGATCAACCTCATTGAGCAGGACAAAGAGCATCCGTATTGCTTGATGCTTCCGCACCCGGTTTCTTTTAACGACTAAAATTCAAGAAAGGACTGATATTTTATGAAGTTTCTGAAAAACGTGAAAACCGACGAGTTCATGGCAACTGTGACCCGGACTGCCTCGAAGTATGGCTATAAGCTGAAGAAAGCAAGCCCTACCATCATGATCTTTGGTGCTGCTATTGTGGGCGTAGCAGCGACCGTCTCTGCCTGCAAGGCGACTGTGAAGGCTCAGGATATTCTGGAGGATCATAACGAGATGGTGAAAGCCATCCATGAGACCAAGGAAAAGGTCGATAGCGGTGAAATGATCCTGAAGGAAGGCGTTGCCTACACCGAGAACGATTACAAGAAGGACCTGACCACGGCCTATGTGCAGACCGGTCTGAAGCTGGCGAAAATCTATGCACCTGCAGTAACCATGGGCACGGTTGCACTCGGCTGTATGTTCGGCTCGCACCACATCATGACCAAGCGTAACGCCAGCCTGACTGCCGCCTACATCGCTCTGGATAAGGCCTTCAACGAGTACAAAGGCCGTGTGACCGACCGCTTTGGCGACCGTGTACAGCAGGAGCTTGAGCACAACATCAAGGCAGTTGAGGTCGAGACCACCCGGAAGAATGCCGATGGCGTGGAAGAAACCGTTAAACAGTACACGGATGTGGCAATGGCACACACCAGCCCCTATACGCTGATCTACGATGAGACTGTGAGTTCCTGGGATAAGGATGCACAGCTGAACATGTCCCATCTGATCCAGGCGCAGGCTGCTGCAAACCGGAAACTCCACCGCCAAGGCCATCTGTTCCTTAACGATGTCATTGATATTTTGGACCCCTATGGCAACGGTATGCATCACACCCCCGAAGGCCAGGTCGTCGGCTGGATCTTGAGCCAGGGCGATCCTACGAAGGAAAATCGTGTGGACTTTGGTGTAACCAACTATGTTGAGAACAACGATGCGCTGAACAATTTCATCGACGGGTTCGAGCGCTCTGTCCTGCTGCGGTTCAACTGTGACGGCGTGATCATCGACAAAATCTGAGACTGATATTTTGGAGGAACTTGCTATGACCAGATACGTTAAGACGCTTTCTTATCTGTTTGCTGCCATGGCCGGAGTGTGCTTCGTCTCTGGTCTGGCAGTTCTTTCGGAGTGAGGTGTACGATGGACAGTTTGGAAAATGCATTCCTGTTTCTGGACTATCTGACCGATACCAGGCGCAAGCGCCACATGGTGGGAGGCATTCTGATGAGTGTCTCCCTTTTCTTTGGCGGTCTGGCGTTTACCATGATGACGATTAAAGGAGAAGACAATGAATCGGACAATTCGTGATGTTTTGCTGTTTGGCGCAGGTTTTGCCGCAGGTGCGTATGTTGTGCACACGGTCTTCCGTACGAAGTACCAGGAGTACGCCGATGCACAAATTGATGATGTGCGCGACCACTACCGCAAGAAGGAAGCTGATCTGGATACCATGATCGAAGAAAAGGCCCAGCAGAAGAGCATGGAGCAGCTTACGGGAAAGTACCGCACCGAGTCCGACCCGGAAGATATTGTGACCCACGACCCCATTGAGATCATTCAGCCGGACGAGTTCGGTGGCATCGACGACTATGAGACTCGCGGGCTGACCTATTATGCCGATGGCAAGCTGGTATTCGACGAGGAGACGATGCCTGTGAACGACGATGATATTCCAAACATCATCGGAACAGAGGCGCTGAACCACTTTGGCGAGTTCATGCCCAGCACGATTCATGTGCGAAACAACAACTATCATAAGGACTATGAGATCATTCAGGTTCGTCAGAACTGGGGCGACCTCTATCCGGAAGAGGAGGAAGAATGATATTTTCGGATCTTGGAGAACAGTATTATGACTGGCTCCACAAAATCGTGTGCGGCGAATGGGAGCCGAGAAATCTCTCGTTCCATCGGCTGCTCATGTACTTACATAATCGCACTTATATTCCGGCCTGCGAAATGGACCAGTGCAGAGCAGAAGATGGTGTGAATCTGCGTTACCGTTTTGCCAGCGAATGCGATATTCCGTATGACAAGATCGATGCGGAGTTCCACGGTGTTCCGTGCAGTATGCTGGAAATGATGGTGGCCCTTGCGGTGCGCATCGAAGAACATATTATGGAGGATTCCAGTGCGGGAAACCGTGTCGGGCAGTGGTTCTGGAACATGATTGTCAGTCTCGGGCTTGCTGCCATGGACGACGGCCGGTTTCACGAAGACCGGGCAGATTATATTCTGGACAGATTTGAGCGCAGAGACTATGAATACAATGGTGCCGGCGGTCTCTTTACAGTGAACCATCCGACCGAAGATATGCGTCGGCTTGATATTTGGTATCAGCTGATGCACTACCTGCAGGAAAACGAATTTTGAAAGGAAAATCAACATGGATATGACGAATATTATGTATGAATTGGTCAACACTAAAACTTCGCTGACCATTGCCGACCGTACCATCGAAACTCTGCAGAAGCAGAACCGGCGTCTGAATCGTCGGTGCCTGCGCCAGAGTCTGATTATCGCAGGACTGACATGGCTCACCGTTACGGCCTGCAGGATGCTGAGCGAGAACGATAAGAAGCGCAAAGAGGCTGAGGAAGACGCCCGGCAGCTCCACGCGGAACTTGCTCATACGCAGCAGGTGTTGGACGATGTGAACCGCAAGAACGCCGAACAGTTCTGGACGGAGAGCAGCACAAGTGCGACGGAAGCCGAAAAAGATATCTGCTGCGATGGGAAGGCAACCATTACCAAAAATCCGGAATAAAATGCATGGAAAGGAGGAAGTCAGTTGCCGATGATTGATTTCCTGAGGATCGCCACGCGAACCGGAAAACACGGGGTGATCGAAGTGTACCCGAACTTTATCATCACCAAGTCGAAAGACCTGATGATCCGGGGTTCTGATTTCTATGCGATCTGGCTGGAAGAACGCGGCTTGTGGAGTACCGAAGAGCAGGATGCGTTGCAGCTCATTGACCGTGAACTTGATATTTATGCAAACGAACATAAGCAGTTTCTGGGCGATAATGTTCGAGTCTTACATATGTGGGATGCACAGTCTGGCATGATTGATATTTGGCACAAATATTGTCAGCGCCAGATGCGGGACAACTATCATACCCTCGATGAGACATTGATATTTGCAAACACCTCTGTCAAAAAAGACAGTTATGCATCCAAACGACTGCCGTACCCGCTGGAACAGGGGAGCATTGCCGCCTATGACGAGCTGATGACCACGCTGTATACGCCGGAGGAACGTGAAAAGATCGAATGGGCCATTGGTTCCATTGTAAACGGGGATTCCAAAAAGATCCAGAAGTTCCTTGTTCTGTATGGTCCGCCCGGAAGCGGCAAATCGACAATTCTGAACATCATCCAGAAAATGTTTGATGGATACTGGGCAGTGTTTGACTCGAAGGCACTTGGTTCATCATCCAATGCGTTTGCACTGGAAGCGTTCAAATCGAACCCGCTGATCGCAATTCAGCATGACGGCGATTTATCGCGTATCGAGGACAATACCCGATTAAACTCGCTGGTTTCCCACGAGACCATGATGGTGAACGAGAAGTTCCGCAGTGCCTACGCAAGCCAGTTCAAGTGCTTCATGTTTCTCGGTACAAACAAGCCAGTAAAGATCACGGATGCAAAATCTGGTCTGATTCGGCGACTGATCGATGTGGAGCCGAGCGGCGAAAAAATACCGGCAAAGAAATACCGCGACCTCGTAGGAAAGGTTGACTTTGAATTGGGTGCTATTGCATGGTATTGCAAAGACGTTTACGAGAAAAACAAGCATCGTTACGACGATTATGTTCCGACACGAATGCTTGGTGCATCCAATGACTTCTACAACTTCATGCTGGACTCCTACTACATCTTCAAAAAAGAAGATGGCGTATCGCTGAAACGTGCCTGGGCAATGTACGACACCTACAATCAGGAGGCAAAAGTTTCGTATCCTTACTCCAGGCGAGCGTTCCGTGAAGAATTGATGAACTATTTCTCGGATTACAAAGAACGTGCCGAGGATATGAACGGCGAGCGGGTGCGCAGCTACTACAGCGGCTTCAAGTACGAAAAATTCAAAGAATTTCTGGAAGACCCTCCCCCCGGGGTTGATGCGGGAAATGACCCCCCTGCCTCCTCCTGGATCGAATTGAAGGAGCAGCATTCTCTCTTTAATGATATTTGCAAGGACTGCCTGGCGCAATATGCGAACGAAAATGGCACTCCCATGCAGAAGTGGGAGAATGTCAAAACCAAATTGACCGGGATCGATACAAAAAAGCTGCATTATGTAAAGGTCCCGGAGAACCACATCGTCATTGACTTTGATATTCCCGGTCCGGATGGGAGTAAGAGCTTTGAGCGCAACCTTGAAGCTGCTTCCAAATGGCCAAAGACCTATGCGGAGCTTAGTAAATCTGGTGCGGGCATCCACCTGCATTATATTTACACCGGTGATCCGGCTAAGCTAAGCAGGGTCTACGATGAAAACATCGAAATCAAGGTGTTCACGGGAAAATCTTCTCTGCGAAGAAAATTGTCGAAGTGCAATGATATTTCCATCGCAAACATCAGCAGTGGCTTGCCGTTGAAGGGAGAAAAAGCAATGGTCGATGTAAAGCAGATCCAGAATGAGAAGCATCTGCGCATTCTCATCAAGAAAGCACTGGCAAAGGAGATCAGCCCGTATACGAAGCCAAGTGTGGACTTTATTGCCCACGTTATGGACGAGGCATATGAAGGCAACGTCCCTTATAATGTGGATGACATGCGGAATGCCATCTTGGGGTTCGCTGCCAGCAGCACCAATCAGGCGGAGACCTGTCTGAAGATTGTGGCGAAGATGCACTTCAAATCGAAGGACGATATTCAGCGGGAGGCTCCTGCGGGGGAGGAAACGCCATTGATATTTTTCGACGTGGAGGTGTTCCCGAATCTGCTGCTCGTGAACTGGAAGTTTGCCAAGCATGGGCCTGTACACCGCATGGTGAATCCTGCACCGGACGAGATCGAGAGCCTGACAAAGTATCGGTTGGTCGGCTTCAACAACCGCAAGTACGACAACCATATCCTCTGGGCCCGCATGATCGGGATGTCGGTGGAGCAGATCTATGCATTGTCCAACCGGATCATCAACGAGCACACGGGCTTCTTTGGTGAGGCGTACAACCTGTCCTACACTGATATTTACGACTTCTCATCGAAAAAACAGAGCCTAAAGAAGTTTGAAATCGAATTGGGCATCAAGCATCAGGAGCTGGGACTTCCGTGGGATCAGCCGGTGCCGAAGAGCCTGTGGGACAAGGTGGCCGAGTATTGCGACAACGACGTGATCGCGACCGAGACCCTATTCTACTCGAAAAAGCGTCAGGCAGACTTTGTGGCACGTGAGATCCTGGCAGACCTTGCCGGTATGACGGTGAACGACACGACAAACTCGCTGACAACACGCATTATTTTCGGCAAGGAAAAGCACCCCAGGCTGGTCTACACCGACCTTGCCACGGGGAAATCCGATGCAATCGTGGAAGTCGAGCCTGATATTTTGACGGACTGCAACATCATCAATGCCTTCCCCGGTTACGAGTGGGCCAAAGGTGAAGACGGCAAGTACCACAACATGTTCCGGGGCACAGACCTGGGCATGGGCGGTTATGTCTACGCTGAGCCAGGAATGTACACGAATGTAGCTTTGCTGGACGTTGCGTCGCTGCATCCGCATTCAGCTGTTGCTATGAACTACTTTGGCGAGTACACAAAGCATTTTAATGACCTGATGGATGTGCGAATCTACGTCAAGCACGGCGAGTACGAGAAGGCAAAGGGGCTCTTTGGCGGTAAACTGGCAAAATACCTCGATGATCCGCAGCAGGCAAAGGCTTTGGCGCAAGCGTTGAAAATCGCCATCAATTCGGTTTACGGGTTGACCAGTGCAAGCTTCGACAACCCGTTCCGCAACCCCAAGAACGTCAATAACATTGTGGCGCTTCGAGGGGCTTTATTTATGCGCACTTTGCAGGATGAAGTGCAGCAGCGTGGCTTTAAGGTGGCGCACATAAAAACGGATTCAATCAAGATCCCCGATGCTACCCCGGAGATCATTGCATACTGCATGGATTTTGCGAAGAAGTACGGCTACACGTTCGAGCACGAAGCTACTTATGAGCGGATGTGTTTGGTGAATAACGCCGTATACATTGCCAAGTACATGGATGCCGACCAGTGCGAGGCGCTTTACGGTTATATCCCGGGCGACTGCAAGGACGAAGGCGGCGAATGGACGGCTACGGGCACACAGTTCCAAGTGCCGTATGTGTTCAAGACCCTGTTCTCCAAGGAGAAGATCGAGTTCACTGACCTCTGCGAGACAAAGACCGTTTCCAAGGGCGCTATCTATCTCGACAAGAACGAGGATCTGCCTGAAGGCGAGCACAATTATATTTTTGTGGGACGCGTTGGACAGTTCTGCCCGATCATGCCGGGAAAGGGCGGCGCTCTGCTACTGCGGGAAGCGGGCCTGACGGATACCGGCGAACGGAAATATGCTTCTGTGACCGGAGCAAAGGATTACCGCTGGCTGGAAAGCGAGGCGGTCTATCAGCTCCAGATGCAGGAGGATATCGACAAAAGATATTTCAACCGGGAAGTCGATGAGGCAGTTGAGGAAATCTCCAAGTACGGCGACTTCAACTGGTTCGTTGGTGACGATGGCGTTGCTCCTTGGACAGCACCGGATCTTCCATGGAGCGATGCGCAGGAAGAAGCAGCAAGAAATTTTGACGTGAGGTGATATTTTATGGCGAACAAGCTGTGTGATTCCCAAGGACAACTGATTGGCTATATCGAAACCGTCGAGAAGAATATGCACGACGGCCTGACGAGAGTGATTCTTCATACTGGTCATGAACTCACATTTCTCCAGGGTGATCTGATCGCTGATCGGGGTGGTAATTTGAGTATTCGTTATGGAGGGCTCAATGCGGGTAAGAAGAGCGCTTCTGCTGCGAACACCGCTGCTATCAAGGACGTTATCTTTGCTCCTCCGGCCACGATCGTTTACTGGTCGGATGGCTCCAAGACCGTTGTGAAGTGCAGCGAGAAGGATGTTTTCGACCCGGAGAAGGGGCTGGCCATGGCAATTGCAAAGCGTTGCGGCGGCAACAAGGGCAGCTATTACAGGGAGATTCAGAATTGGGTCGAGAAGAGCGGGAAGAAGTATCCCGGGAAGACTGCTACGCAGAAGAAAGCTGCCCATAAGTCTAATCCCGATCGAGAATCTATGAAGAAGTTAATTTCCAAGGTCAATGAGGACTGGAATGAGTTCCTTAAAGCCTGCGCAAATAATGACAATACGGAGCTCCTTCTCAATATGAATGCCCTCATTGCAGACCTGAAAATTCTGGAAATTGAAATCAACAAGTAAAAAAGGAGACTGATATTTATGTACACCAAGCGCCAGAAAGTCAATATCGACGATACCCGTTTTATCTTTACCACCAACTTCTCCGGCGACCCGGAGCGTGACCGCTTTGGCTCTGACCAGCGCCGTGTCAACGTGGTAATTCCTACCGAGGAGCTCGCGCAGCATCTGCTGGATCTGGGTGTAAAGGTCAAGCAGACCAAGCCGAACCCTGAGCGCACTTACGACGAGCCGTTTGTGCCCACGCTTTACGTGCCGGTCAACATCAAGATGGACTCCAAGTGGCCGCCGCACATCTATTGGGTCACAACTGCTGGCAAGCGCCTGCTCTGCAACGAGGACATCATCAGCCAGCTGGACTTCATCCGTGTCAAGAACGTCTGCCTGCAAGCAAATCTCGTTGAGAAGAGAAACTTCCCTGGCGAATACAGTCTGTACGCCGATGTGATGTATGTTGAGCAGGATGCTGATGCTGACCCGTATGCGGAGCGCTACGCTCAGTACGCAGAGCCTGCTCCTGAAGTGCCGTTCTAAGGAGGATACTATGGAAAAACTGTTTATCAGCTGTCCGATGCGCGCTCGCACTGCAGAACAGATCCATGCGACTATGGACCAGATGCATAAAATCGCCGAGGCTATTTTCGGCGAAGAACTGGAGGTCATCCCGACGTACTTTGAGGGCACCCCTCCTGAAAATGCCAATGACCGTCTGTGGTATCTGGGTAAATCCATTGAGAAAATGTCCGAGGCGGATTGCTTCATCGGCATTTTTGATGACCAGAAAGCTTATGATGGCTGCATCATCGAGAACCATGTCGCCAAACTCTACGGTGTACCGCAGTATCTGGTGAATATTGCGTACGTAGCACCGGACATCATGGAGCAGCGTTTGCAGAATATGGTCTGATGGTATTTATCGAGTGCCGGGGTCGGTCCTCGGTTTAATGTGCCAGTCGGTGAGTGCCCACGTCGCAAATGGCGTTCTCAGAGGAAACAGCTCGATTGATATTTTGATTTTGGGAGGTTGAACGTATGAAAGTCTTGAGAATCCAGCCCAAGAAGTATCCTGAAGTTATTGAAATCGACGGCTCGCTCGAATCTCTTCAGAAAGAAGTGGCCGGTCTGATTCAGGCGGTCTACCCGTGGGATGATCCGGTTGCACTTATCTGCAATGAGGAAGGAAAACTGGCCGAAGATTCCTTCAGTAACTGTAACAGAGTGCTTCATAATGAGATTGGGATTCCCTATGATATTGTTGTTGGAACTTTCCTGATCGTTGGTCTGACCGAGGATGATTTCGGCGACCTGTCACAGGAACTCATTCAGAGGTACGAAAAGCTTTTCCATAACCCGGAAGAGTTTGATTACTTTACGGATGCTCAGGGAAGAACACATCTGGACGTTCGCCCCTGTGAACCTGAAGATAACGCGAAATAATCCACTTCCTTAGCAGATGCATAAGAGCTTCGGAGAAATCTGAGGCTCTTTTTATTTTGGGTCAGTAGCTTAGTCTGGCTGAAAGCTGGCAGCTCATAACTGCATGATCGCGGGTTCAAATCCTGCCTGACCCACCAGAGGTGCAAGCCTTATATTTGAATAAGCAAAGGAGAGAACAGCATGAGCGCAAGAAACTATGTTCCGGCAATGGTGAAATGGATGGTCGAGGAAGGTACCAAGAACACCTCCAGCGGCAACTGGATATTCACGAGCGCGGAAATTGCAGAAGCATTTCCTGTAGCCGAAAGCAGCGTGATTGAGATGTTTGGAGTAATCCTGACCGAAGTTTATCAGCATGAAGCTGTGGCGGAAGCAAATGTAAATTTCGAGAGCGACGGTTCGGCAACTTTCGATTTGACCTTCTACACAGATTATTGCCCGAATATCAGTGATGAAACAAAGGCTGGGTGATTTTCATGGGTGATAGCAAAGTTACAAAGCGCTGTGCAAAGTGTGGCGCTGTGATGCACAACGTGTCTGTGGCAAGGAAATACTGCGATTTTTGCAGATTTGGCTATGCAACCAATGACCCGGTACTGCCTTTGGTACATCCGAAGTACACTGGGCCGACTCTGCAGGAAATCATGAGAGAGGCTACCAAGGAGGGGCTTCAGTATGCAGAATATTGTAAAAAACACGGACTGCACTAATCACATAAAGGAACTCTGGAAAGTTTTTACAAAAGAAGGCAAAGAACTTTTTTCCTACACGATTCGCGGCGAAGGTGAAGACGAGGAAGAATGCACCAAACAGCTTTTAGCTTATGAGAATCATTGCAATCCTAACCAGATTCATGTTCACACGGAAATGAGGTGATTGGATGGCGGGTATAACGCTCTATGACTACCAAAAAGATGCGCTGGAACGAATGAAAATCGGATGCATCTTATGTGGTGGTGTAGGAAGCGGAAAATCAAGAACAAGTTTGGCATTTTACTATACGCTCTATGGTGGCACAGTCAACACCAAAAACTATGTTAAGATGCATGATCCACCCGACTTGTGTATTATCACCACTGCGAGGAAGCGCGATACAGGCGAGTGGGAGGAAGAACTGGCCCATTTCTATATGTCCACCGACAGCAACCTTGATATTTACGATCACAAGGTGGTTGTGGATTCATGGAACAACATCGGAAAGTACGTCGGCGTGAAGAACGCATTTTTCATTTTCGATGAGCAGAGAGTTGTTGGCAGCGGGCAATGGGTCAAATCCTTCCTGAAAATCGCGAAGGAGAATGACTGGATTCTTCTGAGCGCTACTCCGGGAGATTGCTGGACAGATTACATTCCGGTGTTTATTGCAAACGGGTTCTATAAAAACCGGACGCAGTTCAACAATGAACACGTAATCTATAGTCGTTTTTCCAAGTATCCGAAAATTGACCGGTATCTGAACACCCAGCGACTGGTACGCTTGCGTGAACGAGTGCTTGTAGATATGGACTTTGAGCGACCTACTGTATCCCACCATGAGAATGTTTTTGTCGAGTATGACAAGCCTAAGTATCTGGAAATTTGTAAAACTCGCTGGAACCTGTGGGAAAACAAACCCATTGAGACCGCCAGCGAGTTTTGTTATTTGCTGCGGAAACTGGTGAACACAGACCTGACTAGGTCGCAAAAAGTTCTGGATATTTGCATGACCCGCCCCAGAGTCATAATCTTCTATAATTTCGATTATGAGCTGGATATTCTCATGAATCTGCCCTATGGCGATGATGCGGAAATAGCACAATGGAACGGCCATAAGCACCAGCCAATCCCTGACGGTAAGAAGTGGGTATATCTGGTCCAGTACAATGCGGGTGCAGAAGGTTGGAACTGCATCAAGACCGATACCGTCATATTCTACTCGCAGAACTACTCCTACAAGATTATGGAGCAGGCTGCAGGCAGAATCGACCGGCTGAACACACCTTACAAGAACCTGTTCTACTATCATCTGAAGAGCAGGGCGGGAATTGATCTGGCGATTTCGAGGGCACTGAACTCGAAGAAGGCGTTTAACGAGAGGAAATTTTATGGAGCATGATATTTATGATTCTTTAAGGCTTATTGCGACGACCTGTGAGAAAATGGAAGATGCCTTAAATGCGATTGCAGAATACTTCGAGAAAGTAACGGCTCGTCTCATGGACTTGATTGAAGAAATTAAGAGGCAGCCATTGAAGATGATTCGGCAGAAGTTGCGCCCTGACTACAAGGACAAATGCAAAATCCGGTGGCTGGATATTCCCAACAAGGTTATGCAGGGGAAAATCAGGAGGTTCTGCTGATGGGAAATATTTCAAAGAAAAATAGAAAGAAGCTTGTCAAAGTTATTAACGCCAATTGCCATCGTGTAATGCACTTTGGCGAGCAAGATGCAATGTTTGTTCCTTACGACAGCAGTCCGTTGTCTGCTATTTGGAAATATCTCTGTATCAGGAACGACGGTGTTATCACAGGCCGCTTCTTGATTGATCGAAGCGAAAAATATATTCCTTTTAGGGAGAGATACTGTTATATCAATGCTCCAGAACAACTGTTTGTTCCGAGAACACATATTGAGATCAACAAACAAATTGTCAATAGACTTAAAGAGCGCAACCAGCTTTATGCTGTTTATTACACATGGAGGAAAAGGAAATGATTAAGGACTCTGGCGACCGCACCGAATTTGAAACCGGTGCCAAGCGTGATATGCATGCAGGAAAGGGGCGGATGGATCTTCTGCCTTGGTATGGCATCATGGAAGTCAGCAAGCACTGCGAGGAAGGTGCGCTGAAGTATGGTGAGCACAATGTGGATAAGGGTATTCCGCTGCATTCGCTGCTGGACAGTGCTTCTCGGCATCTGGCAAAGTACATGGTTGGTATGGACGACGAGGATCACCTGCGCGCTGCCTGTTGGAACCTGCTCTGGGCTCTTAACCAGCGCGTGACGCACCCGGAGTTGGATGATAGGTTTTCGACTGATCTCAAGCGGGAATTTTTGAAGAAAAAATTCACTATTCCTGAAATGAAAATCGCTCGACCTGATCATCAGCCAGTAAATGTGAAATGTCTTGAATGTGGCGATGTACGAGGGATTTTAAAACAATCATGGGACAATGGGCTTGCAGGACTTACAGTACACGATAAACTCCTGACATGTCCGATTTGCGGAGTATTAACGTCACATATCCTGGTAGAAAAGGTGGGTAAATCTGATGAATAACTGGATGCGCGAAGTGGACTATGCGACTTACTGCCCGAAGTGCAAGAGCTTCAAGGTGCTGGAGACGGATGAACCCTGCAACGGGTGCCTGACGGAGTGTGCGCGGGAGGGTACGGTGAAGCCGGCGAAGTTTGAGGAGAAGACGCGAAAATAACGGGCTCCTTTATGGAGGTGAGATAAATGGCAACAAGAGATTGGAGCAAAGTGGATTGGACCAATAACGAAGACAATAATCTTATCCGTGCATTTCTTGCAGATTCTGATAATATTATGAATTGTGACCAATGTCCATATAAGATGAAGCATCCGAGTTGGGACGCACTGCCTTGCGGACAATACCATTGCTGGGTTGAGTTGTCTTGCTAAAGGTGAGAGCCGTGGAGAAATCTGCGGCTCTTTATTTTTATCATCGAAGGAGATGCTTGTATGCAACGCATGAACGTTAAATGCTGCCATTGTGGGGACTATACCCCATTTATCACTGAAGAGAACATTGAAGTTATTCCTCAAGTTAATCTCACAAGAACCGATATGGATATTTTGGGCGATATCGCTGAAGCATTGGCGGAATGCGGCTGCTTAAGTGCGTGTGATTTCTTACGCCGGGTTCAGAGTGAAGTGACCAAAATTGTAGAGTATCAGGAAGAACGGTGAACGCTAAATGATATTTACTGAAGAGGATTTGAACTCTCTGAATGCTATTGCTGGACTATTGGCGTCATTCGGGTGTGATAGTCAGGCTGGCTGTGTGCTTTATATTCAGCATAAAATCGCAAAGTCCATGGAGGCTGACGAAAGGAAATGCAGAAATGAGAAACATGTCTAAGAAGACCTGGAAACTCCGGGTTTGGGGTCACATGACCGAGATGCAGAAGCTGGATTATCTTCTTACGAAAGCGGGCATTACGCATGAGATGGAAAGAAGATTTCCTGAGAACGATAAAAACCAGCCTGAAGTTTACGGCCCTGGAGCACTGCATGATGGGGGCTATCAGATTACAGTTCGAGATAAATCTGGTACATATCTATGGGACGCGGTATGCGGTTGGTACACTTACGGGTTTCCTCATTTACTCGAGGTGTGCGGGCTAGCACTTGTTGATCATTATGATGTCGAGGGCTGGCTCACGGCTCGGCAGGTTATGAAGATGTGGAGGCGTAGAAATGCTGCGAAAAATCGCTGATTTTGTCAAAAAGATATTCCGCATGGAGCCGATCCCGACAACGGTTAATACCCTGCGGGAGGCTTTACAAGCCTTGGAGGTGGCTCGGAACCACTTCGAGCACTGTGACCCGGAATTTGTGGATGCGGCTATTTTTGAGTTGAACGCTGCGGAGTGCCGGGTGGATGCAGTTAGGAGGTGTGTGGGGTGAAAACGTTTTATTATCCGACTTACAAGTGCCGATTTTGCGAGAGGGAATTTAACGATGGGCATCCCTACTATAATCCCGAAGATGCGAAGAACGATCTGGCCGGTCTGATGGCGTTCCGCCCAATTCATCATTGCGATGGTGGTCATATTGGCATCGGATATTTTACAGGCCTAGAAAGGGTTGATAAGGATGAATGATGTTTGGACGAAAGTTGGCAAATTTCTTGGCCGAGCTATTGCGCTGACACTTATTCTGTGCGCCTGGGCCATTATTATTGCATTCACGCTGAAGGTGCTTTGGTTTATCTGGTTTCGGATTCTGCTGTGAGGTAAGAAGGCTATGGACAATGAAAGAGTATCATATGAAGAAGCCGTAGAAGCTATCCGGAATTGGAGTAAGGCAGTGTACGAATTTTCTGATGATGACGTTGAAACCATCTACGCGAATGGCCGACCTATTGATATGGTAAGAAAACAAACTTGGAATGCCCTTACTGCATATGATCTTGAGCATGGCTACAGGGTTCCGGTTGGAAATTTCACGTCGATAGACGATGTTGCTTGGCTGTTGGCGAATGGCGATATCACTTTGCAAGACGCACGAATCTTGTGCGCTAACACCAATCACTCACTGGTTGATATAGAGCAAGCGGTAGGAAGTATTCGATACAGTCAGACAGAAACTACGGCCATCCCAGCTTGGTATGAAAAGAAAATATCTTGGCCGTATCGGTTGGTTGCTTTTCTAAACGAAGTAATTGATATGTTTGTACAAGCTATTACGGAGGATTTCTTATGAAGCACACGTTTATCTTTACCTGCACAGACAACGGTGGCGGCTATCAGAGCTTTGAAGTCAGGGCGACCGACAAGCAGGAGGCTATCAAGAAGGGCATGGCGTTTGCAAAGAAGCATGCTTCGGGTGATATCTGTGGGAATTGGACTTGCAGATTGATACAAGAGGATCTTTTATGAGATGTTGTCCTATGTGCTATTGTAAAGCATATTTGAAAAATACAGGCACGATGACCTGCGGTACGACTATGAAACTCCAATATGAGATTTCCTGTTCTAATTGTGGACTCGGTCCAGCTAAAACAGGTGCAGTCTTAATGACATATAATGAGCACAGCATGCAGGGTGTAATTGATGATTCAGATCTGAAGCAGCTTATTAAAGACTGGGATTCTATTTTGCGAGATCCCGAAAGAGAAAGGATTGCTAACATATGAAAATCGTTGAACCTAAGTACGAGATCCTCACTGATATTTCTGAGGGTGGCATCAAGGAGCTGCAGCAGATCGAGCGGGTGGCCCGGGTCTGCTACAAGAGCGAGGATAAGATCACGCCGGACGGTGAGTCGGCGAAGAAGCTGGTGGGTTTTCTGGTGAAGCAAGGGCATGAGGCTATGCTGGAGCATTCGCAGCTGTCCGTGTTGTTTACCTGTGACCGGGCCATTGCCAATGAGCTGGTGCGGCATCGTATTGCATCCTTTGCGCAGGAGAGCACCCGGTACTGTAACTACTCGAAGGAGAAGTTTGGCGGGGAGCTGAGCTTTATTCGGCCGTTTTATATTCCTAATGAGCCTAATGAAAATGCAATCAAAGCAGCTTCTTCGACAGAAGAATTTATAAAGCTCGAAACGGACTATCAAATCCACCATGCGTGGTACTGGGCTTGTGATGATGCTGAAAAAAGCTACAAAACTCTCATCGCCAATGGTTTCCGTCCCGAACAGGCTCGTTGCGTGCTGCCGTTGTGCCTGAAGACCGAGATCGTGGTCACGGCCAACTACCGTGAATGGCGCAACATCTTCAAGCTGCGTACTCCTGTGGCGGCCCATCCTCAGATGAGAGAACTGATGTGCCCTCTGCTGAAGGAACTGCAGAGCAAGATCCCGGTGGTGTTCGATGATATTTACACGTACTGGCCTGAGGACGACCAGACGGGAAAGGAAAGTGTGGAGAAGTGATGCGAATTGTGCTGCTCGCAAGCGTTATTTTGCAAACTATCGCAATTGGAATGTTTTTTACTAAGAATGCAGATAGAGAAAGACAGAGAATTATCAGATACACTGGTTGGTTCTTGCTTCTGGTTTACATGATATTTGGTTGAGGTGATTAACTATGAAAAATCGTATTATTTGTGTTGTTGCATGCCTGATGATGCTCGTGGGATGTATGGTTCTGTGCAGCTGTGGCAACTATAAGATGTTCGATACGACCTTTACCTACTCCTGGGCACAGATTAAGCTGCCCGACGGAACCATCATCGAAGGCAAGGTAGATAACTGGACCGATTACGAAGGCGATCAGCTGCAAATCACGATTGATGGCACCACATATCTAGTTCATGCAGCAAATGCTATTATGAAAACCTAAGGAGATATGTTCATGATGATTGGCAAAGCGGACACCGCGGATATATTGGCAGGCCGTTATGTTGATGGAACGTGGTCGTATACGCAGGCTCTGTATGTGGCTAAAAAGCGTGGGGTTTCAAAAGAAGAATTTGATGCTGAGGTCTTTGCATGGCGAGTAGCTCTCGGTAAGGTTAAGAGGAGCTCGGGACAGCGGTGATAGGATGACTACATACGAATTCGTAGATAAGATTGGAGATGCAAAATGCAGCAGAAAACACATGACTTTCTCGTGAGAATGCAGGTGCCGATGGCGACATTCGGTGGAGATCTCATGGGAGAAGCGATTGATTTCGCTATTCATGAAATGCAGAATAATCGTTTTGTCACACTGACAGACATTGAAAATGTACTTAGCGATCGTTTTCACTGCAGTGCAAGTTCAGCGGATGCACGGCTTCGCAGGGCACTGGACGTGACTGAGTTTCGGTGTGGAGAGTATCCGAACCCTGAACTTGAGCGGCTTCGGGCCGAATATCAGGTTGATCGGTGGTCTGTGAAACGGTTCATTTATGCCGCGGCAAGGAAGGTGATGAACGATTTTGACTGATTCTCGGCAATTTTTTGGCCAAAAACCCACTTCGTGGCCAAAAAATTTTGCAAAAATGGCCACAAAATATTACGATAATACGTAATAAAATTGCCATTTGGCCAAAAACCCACTTTTTTCTTTAACTTAATAAAAATTTTAAAATTTTATATATAGTAATTAAGGATAAAAAACGGGCTTTTGGCCACGGCGAAAGTTTAACGTCTTATCGAGCCGGAAAATGTTACAATATTTTAACCTTGAACTATATCCCCTGACAGTGTAATATAGAACTGCATTAAATAGACGTACTGCCCTTTAATGAAGTGCGAGGTGAAAAATATGAACTATATGGATGCGCTTGCAAAAAATTGGCGTGAGCACGATTACTCTTTTGAAGGACGAGATGTTCTTCCGAATGGTGATGAAGTTTGGACCTACACTACATTGGAACTTGGGCTACCAGTGCTATGGGTGAAGCATCCAGACGGATCGTTTGATTACCGTGTTCTCCATACTCCCGGCTATGATGAATCAACAGGCGAACATTGGTGTTGGAACTGTCATTGCCAGATGGTGCATCATGATGATGAATGGCTGTGCCTGAAATGCGGAGATCATATCGATGATAACGACATAGAGCTTTTATCATCTCCGACAGAAGAAGCAAGCTATCCAGACGATGACCTTGAACCAGAACCTGAGTGGTACGACTGATACAGCAAATAAGATCTGCCTCTGCGCTAACAACGCAGGGGCTTTTCTTTTGCCCGAAAATAATAAAATCTTGCAAAAATTAGCAAAAACTGACGCGATAAAAACATGCCCTTTTATGGGGGGAATAGAACGCGTTTTGAACGCACTATTCCTTTTATTTTGGAGGTTTTTATCATGCTCGAAAACAAATTCAAACAGGGATTGACGAAAGAACTGAAAGAACGCTTTCCCGGCTGTGTAGTGGTCCATCTTGACCCGAACGAGGTGCAGGGGCATCCCGATCTTTTGGTTTTGTATGGTTCCACCTGGGCAGCACTCGAAGGCAAGCGCTCAGCAAATGCACCTCATCGTCCGAATCAGGATTATTATGTCCGTCAGATGAATGAGATGAGCTTTGCCGCTTTCATTTATCCTGAGAACAAGGAGGAAGTTCTTAATGCAATGGAACGATCATTCCAGGCTCGTGGGGCAGCACGCCTTTCTGGGTGCAAGTAAGTATCATTGGCTGAACTATGATACTCAACGCCTGGTGGATGCTTTCATGAGCTGTCAAGCAAAGGAGAAAGGCACTCGGCTTCATGCTTTTGCTGCAGAGTGCATTAACCTGAAGCAAAAGCTCCCGAAGAGCAAGAAAACCCTCAACGCATATGTCAACGATGCAATTGGTTTCCGCATGGACCCCGAGCAGGTTTTGTTTTACAGCGAAAACTGTTTTGGTACTACAGATGCCATTGCATTTAACGACAAAGATAATTTTCTTCGTATTCATGATCTTAAAACAGGAGCTGTTCCAGCACATATGGAGCAGCTCTTTATTTATGATGCGCTGTTCTGCATGGAGTATCATGTCAAACCGAAAGATATTCTTATCGAAAATCGCATTTACCAAAATGATGATGTTCTCATTGAGACACCGACGGCAGATATCATTGATCCCATCATCGAAAAGATTAAAGAATTTGACAAAATCATTGCGGATCTAAGATAAGGAGCAGCGTTATGAATCCAATTGAGAAAGACCTTAAAAACTACTACGGCACGAGTTCCGACTCTGATATTTTGGAGCATTACGGCACAAAGCGCCATTCCGGCCGCTATCCTTGGGGTTCTGGTGATAATCCTTATCAGCACTCTGGTGACTTTCTGTCTCGTGTGGAAACGCTCAAGAAGAAGGGAATGTCCGAGAATGAAATTTTAGATCAAATCAATAGCACTCTTCCCAAGGAGTACCAGCTCGGTCTTACCGAATTTCGAGTGGCTCGACGTAAAGCAATCCATGAGCGCAAGGCATCTGAGTATGAGAAAATCGCTGCTTTAAAGGAACAGGGTCTCGGCTGGAAAGCCATCGGTGAAAAGCTTGGTATGAGCGAGTCCAGTGTGCGCTCAAAATATGCAGGCACTGCTGATAAAAAAGCGCAGCGTGCAGAGAATATTGCTGACACGTTGAAAAAAGAAGTGGACAAGAAAGGCATGATCGATATTTCCGAAGGTGCCAATCTTGTAATGGGTGTGTCACAATCAGAGCTTGACGACGCTGCGTATACGTTGGAAGCGGAATACGGTTACAAACGTTATGGCGTAGGTATCCGTCAGCCGACCAACATCCGTCAGCAGACTAACATTACGGTGTTGGCTAAGCCTGAATTCGACCAGAAGTATGCTTATCAGCATCAGGATCAGATTGATTCGCTCGGCGATTATCATTCTGATGATGGCGGTGATACGTTCAAGAAGCTTCAGCGTCCTGCAAGTCTGGATTCAAGCCGTGTTGCCATTCGGTATGGTGATGAAGGTGGCCTGGACAAAGATGGTGTCATGGAAATTCGCCGTGGCGTGCCAGATCTTGACCTTGGCAAGAGTCATTATGCGCAGGTTCGTATCCTTGTCGATGGTGACCACTATCTGAAAGGCATGGCTGTCTACTCGGATGATCTTCCCGATGGCGTGGACATCATGTTCAACACCAACAAACCTTCCGGCACGCCCAAAATGAAGGTCCTGAAGGAAGCGAAAGCTGATCCGGACAATCCGTTTGGTGCAGCCATCAAAGCCAATGGCCAGAGTACATACATCGGTTCTGATGGAAAGGAGCATCTTTCTCCTATTAACAAACTGAAAGAGGAAGGCGATTGGGATACAATGTCCCGAAATGTATCTTCGCAGTTCCTATCCAAACAGCCGAAAAAGCTTATTGAAAACCAGCTGAAGCTTACAATTGCGGATTATCAGGCGCAGTATGATGAAATCATGCACTACGATAATCCTACTGTTAAAAAGAAGCTGCTGAACGACTTTGCCGATACCTGTGAAGGTACGTCAATGACGCTGAAAGCATCGGCATTTCCGGGACAATCGACGAAAGTCATACTGCCTATCAACCGAATCAAGGAAACAGAAGCTTACTGTCCGACCTATGAGAATGGCACACAGCTTGCACTGATTCGCTATCCTCATGCCGGTACCTTTGAGATTCCGATTGTTACAGTCAACAACAAAAATGTCAGTGGCAAGCGCAATCTTGGACAGATTCAGGATGCTATTGGCATCAATGCTAAAGTGGCAGAGCGTTTGTCCGGTGCAGATTTCGATGGTGATACCGTTATGGCGATTCCTGTCAGCGATAAGGTTCCCATTAAATCTACTCGTCCGTTGGAACAGTTGAAAGGTTTTGACCCCAAGACTGCATATGCAGTTCCTGAAGGCAATCCCAACAACGTGCGTCTCATGAAAAAAGAAGAGAAGCAGCGTGAAATGGGCGTTATCTCGAACCTCATCACGGACATGACTCTTCGTGGTGCGTCTGAAGAGGAACTGGCTCGTGCTGTCAAGCATTCGATGGTTGTTATCGATGCAGAGAAGCACAAGCTGGATTACAAACGCTCTGAGAGGGAGAACGGTATCCAGGAACTGAAAGAAAAGTGGCAAATCCGTGTGGATGAGGACGGTACTACGCATTATGGTGGCGCATCAACGCTCCTGTCTCGGCGCAAGCAGACCATCCGTGTGCCTGAGCGTCGTGGTAGCGTGCGCGTGGATAAAGAAACTGGTGAACTCATTTATAAGGAGAGTGGGCGTGCCTTCATCGATCCGAAGACTAAGAAAGAGCGTATTGCCGAGGATACCGTAAGTCTGATTTCCGAGACAAAGGACGCAAGAACCCTCTCTTCTGGCACTATTCAGGAGAACTTGTACGCAGACTTCTCTAATAAGCTCAAAGCTATGGCAGCACAGGCCCGCAAAGAGGCGGTCAACATGAAGGGCATCCAGCGTGATCCTGAGGCAGCCAAGACATATGCTGCGGAAGTTATGTCACTGAAAGACAAGTACACCACAATGCTGGCCAATAAACCTAAGGAGCGCAAGGCAATGCTGATTGCCAATGCCAACATCAAGGCCAAAATTCAGGAACTGGGCTTAGACCCGCAAAACACTGAGGACAAGAAAGAAATCAAGAAGATTTCTTCTGTTGAAATGCAGCGCGCTCGCGATAAGGTCGGCGCAAGTGGGCAAAAGTCCAAAGTCAGGTTTAGCGACAGAGAATGGGAAGCTATTCAGGCTGGCGCAATTTCCGACAACATGCTGTCAAAGTTCCTGAATTCTTCTGATTCGGATGAAATCGTGAAACGCGCAATGCCCAAAACCACGGCTTCGTTGTCTTCGGCTAAGTTGACCAAAGCAAGAGCGATGTTGCGAAGCGGTTACACTTATAAAGAGATTGCACAGGCGTGTGGCGTTCCTGAATCTACCGTTTATGATGCACTTGGAAAGTGATAACAGGAAAGAGAGGCTTTGAATTATGGTTCGATGCTTTCTGACCACGTTCGATAATCCCTACAATCCGTATGAGCAGTTCGAGCAGTGGTATCAGTATGACATGGATCATGGCTATAACTCGTCTGGCCTGCTTATGCGGCTGGCACAGACCTCTTCTCAGTTCACAGACAATGAAAATGCCTACGAAATTGAGAAAGCAATCAATAAAATCGTGGCAAACGATCCAATTAACATCTACAAGAAGCTCAAAATCGAGATCAAGGACGATACCGGCTATGCACAAAGTGCTTAAGGCCATAGGGAGGGGTCTCAAAATCGACACCCCCCTCTCAAATCGCGCCGGTCTTTGATATTTCCCCGGAGGGAAAATTGATATTTGGGCTTTAAACATGCTGCCGAGGCCTTGGGGTGTAGACTGAGGTTTCGACAGTTTTTGCAAGGGCTTATGGGGTGCGCGCCTCCTAAGAGCTTTCTGAGTTCATGACGTTTGACCTCCATCGGCATCGGGGCATTCTGTATTGTTCTCCTTTATACGGAATGTTTGCTTTCTCCCTTCAAATGAAAAGCACTGCCACAGCACCCATAAGCCTTTGCAAAAACTGAATTTTAGACAACAAAAGAAAGAGGGCCTTTTGAATGCGACCGAAGAAGAACACACCGGGAGAAGCGGCTGTGGCTTCGGCCCGGCCTGCAACAAGTCCGGAAGCACAGGAACAGTACATGATAAACCTGACCATGCAACTGGTGGAAAGAAGGCTACGAGAAGGGACGGCTTCAAGTGCAGAAACAACGCACTTCCTGAAGCTGGCTACTATGAAAGCGGACCTTGAAAAGAAAAAACTGGAAGAAGAAAACAAACTGCTCCGGGCAAAGACCGAGACACTAGAAAACGCAAAGGACACCAAAGAAATGTACGCAAATGTGCTGAAAGCCATGGCAAAGTACAATGGCGTGGACGAAGACGAGGCCCCAGACTATGAGTTTTAAAAGCTCTTATGCAGCCTGAGTCGTTCTGGCAGTGCTGTTTTTTATCTACTTTACAGCAGCGGTTTTTTCTGGTAAAGCGCAATATCCTGTGCGAATGGAAGGCAGTTCTTTTGACTGGAGCAGTTGCATGGGCACCGATGCTGCTTACAGATGACATGTTGCGGAAGAAAGGATTTTTATGATGACGGCATTTGAAGAAATCTGTTTCTGGCTGATGGCGGCGATGCCGTGGATCATGCTTGCATGCTTGTTCACAGACCGAGAACGACCAACAAGCAAGCGGTACTGGTGGTATTTGCCTCCTAGTATTCTGTCGCTTTTGACGGCTATCGCGGTCGGGCTTCCACAAATTGTTGATAAGCGGATCGGCGGGTTTGGATGTTGGTGTACGCTTATTTTTGCATTTGTATGCGCTTACCATGACGAAATGGAAGGTCTTGCGAACCTGCACGGTAAGCTGATTTGTCTTTCGATAATTTGTGCCGCATTTGCCATGGTCTGCTGGTGTATGGGGTACTAAGCATATGCCCAGAAAGACATACTCTGAGCTTTGCCAGCATGTGACCTTTGAAGACCGCTTCCATTATTTGCAGCTCCACGGCAAAGTTGGATTTGATACTTTTGGCTTTGACCGGTGGCTAAATCAGAGTTTTTACCAGTCAAGAGAGTGGCGGCAGTTTCGGGACAGGATCATTGTGCGGGACGCTGGGTGTGACCTTGCGTGCAAAGACCACGAGATCACCGACTGGGTGATACGAAACGGCAAACCCATCCGGCCGCGCATTATTATCCACCATCTGAACCCGCTGACGAAAGAGGACGTGCTTCAGCACTCAGACGCACTTCTGGACCCGGAAAACGTAATCTGCGTGAGCGATCGGACCCACAAGGCCATCCACTATGGAGATGATGCGATCCTAAAGCCTGCATTTGCCGAAAGACGACCGGGCGACACTTGCCCATGGAGGAAATGAAAATATGAGTGACTATATTTATCACTATGGTATCAAGGGCCAGAAGTGGGGTGTGCGGCGCTATCAGAACCCGGATGGAACACTTACGAGCATGGGAAAAGCACGTAAGCGCGCCATAGATGTAAACCGAAACATGGACGCTGTAAACGACATTGTAAAAACAATGTCCCGAAAAGACAAAGAACTCCTTAATCTTGATGGCGATGTTTACCAGCAAAGTGCCGAGGATGGGGGTGCATACGTAAAACGTTTTATTGAAAAATCAGGTGATGTGCCTATTTCCTTTTTTGATATCATTGGTGATGAAAAGGGAGTAGCAATTTCTATTGGAACAAGAGCTGGAAGTGAATATCGGAACAAGGGTTATTGCTCAAGAGTAGCCAGAAAAGGCATGAAATGGCTGGATGCACACAAAGACGAATACGACCAAATTGTCTGGTGGGCCAGAAAAGACAATGCTGGATCTATAAAAATCGCTGAGAAATCTGGATTTAAGCTGGATGAAGCATCGGTACTCCCAGATGATCCGTGGATCAAGTATCAGTACAAATAAGGAGGAAAACAAAATGAAAAACGATGCAATGCTGAACCGTGCAAAGCAGCTGGTGGTGGACTACTTTAACGCTCACGTGGACGTGACCGACGGCAAGAAGCTGACGATGGAGGACGTGTTCATCGTATGGTTCAGCAAAACCCTGCAGAACTGGAAGGCGCTGGTGAGCACCACCGTGTCTGACGGTATGTACTACGAGATTACCCACAACGGCGATAAGGGCGAGACCTATCTGGACGCCTACAAGAAGTGGGACAACCAGTGCATTGTAGACTGAGGTGATCGGAAATGGACAGTATCCTTACCTCGGTGAAGAAACTCCTTGGACTGACCGAGGAGTACACGGCGTTTGATGCAGACCTTATTATGCACATCAACAGTGTGCTGATGATCCTGCGGCAAATGGGCGTTGGGCCTCAGGAGGGCTTTGGCATCAGCGATGCAACGGCAACATGGAGCGAGTTTTGCCAGAACAGGGCGGACATTGAAGCGGTAAAGAGCTATACGGCGCTGAAGGTGAAGATGCTATTTGACCCGCCGCAGAGTTCCAGCACGATGGAAGCGACCAAAAACCTTATCAGCGAACTGGAATGGCGGCTGTATGCCGAGTGCGACAGGGAGGAGAAACAATGCGGATGCTGAAGTTTGCCGTGGAAGGGCAGCAGCTGGCAAAGCGCGGTGATTTTGCCGGCGTGACAGCCGGAAGCAAAGGCTATCTGCGCTGCCACTTTGAGCAGAGTGACCCGGAGTGGCTTATGGCCAAGAAAATTGCTGTGTTCAATGACGAATATGCGGTGACTGTGAGCGCGGAAGGTGAGTGCGCCGTACCCGACGAGGTGACGGACGGAAAAAGCTTTAAGGTGTATCTTGCTGGCCAGAATGGCAAGACGCGGATGATAACAAACAAGGTACTGATCGAGCAGGTGAAGTGACATGGTGGATTTGGACAAGCAGTTTGCAGCAATGGCAGATGTGAGCGAAGAAGATACCGCTTACGATTTTGTGATCGATGAAGACCTGCGAGTGATCGCTGTGCCAGAACGCGGTGTGGTGCTGGGCGTTGAGGGAGATAAAGACGCGAACCGCATCCGATTTAGAATGAACAAAACATGGCGCGGATACGATATGTCGAAGTTTGACCTGCGCATCAACTACCAGAATGCAAACGGTGACAAAAACTATTACACGGTGACGAGCAAACACACTGAAGGCAATGCGGTGGTGTTTGACTGGATTGTGGCGGCGGATGCTGTAGCATATCAGGGCGATGTGTTCTTTATTGTGGTGGGCCTTATTACCACTGGCGGAATGGTGAACTGTGCGTTCCACACGACGCTTGGTAAGGCAAAATGCCTGGAAGGCCTGGTGGTAGACACAAAAACTGACATTTCTGAGATCCGGGACTTTATGGCGACGCTGAAGGCGGAAGTGGAGGCATACGGACAGACCTTTGTGAATGCCGCTGCTGCCAGTGCAAAGGCA